ATCATTTTCTAAAAGTAAGGTGCGTTTTTTGTTTAAGCCTTGATGAAGTGCTTGGAGATGTGCTTCTGCAAGGTCATATAAGAGAGGGTCTCTCCCTGAGGTGTTTGCAGGAGCTTCTTCATCGGCTCATCCTGAATAATCTTTCGTCCATCCTCTGGGTGAGACAGTCCCTTATCCTTGACATATTGCTTAATGAAACGAGTCACGTCAGTACGAGAAACCTCGGTTCCCTCGGCGAGGCCCATGAAGTCGGTAAGATCCTTGGTGACCTTGTTAGGCTTGTTGAACCCAGTGTTAGCGGCGCGCTCCTTGGCCTTGGACCCGTCTGGATCATCCTGAAGCTTGGCCATCTTGCGAACCAGCTTGGTGAGACTCTTGATCTCCTTGCGCATCTCAGTAAGCTCCTTCATCACATCCTCAGTAGACATTGTTTTTCGTACTTACCTTTGTTTTCTTTTCTTTAATTTACTTGTTAAGCAGTGATCCTCCGATACCTCCTAGGATCTTGTATGACATTGATTCGCGGACAAGTGCCTGATCACCGCAGTACCCACCAGGGGTGAGGTCCTTGGTGTAATACGCAGCGTCCTTCCCTGGGCCAGGAACGCAGTCCATCGTATAGGGCAGCTTGTTCATAGCGTCCCTGTTGACCACGGGCTCGACTTCAACTGATGATGGTGACAGCTTGTAGCCGCTCTTGCCCATGCCCATACAACACTTCAAGCACATGAGGGCAAGGACAAAAATCACAAAAATAAGAGCAATATTATTTCTGTTCATACTTCTTTATTAGAGTATTTGATTTTTTTCTGCGTTAAAGATTTGAACATAAGTTTATAGACTGACACTAGAAGACATGGGGGATTTTGAGATAGAACTTGATAATAATAGTGAGTTGATGGTCGACCTGGATGCCGATGAGCAGGATCTTTTCAACGGCGTCGTCCTGGATGCCACCAAACGCAAACAAGCGAATAACCCAAACATGCACGAGAGACCCATTGAGGCTCCTGTGTCTTCATTTATGGCATTCGCCAATCATGGAAAGCAGACGCCTTCGGCACGTCCTCCTCCTCCACAGGAAGAGCCAGAAGACCATGGAGAAGACTATAATTACATGGGTGAAGAACCTTACAATGATGATGCTCCGTCATATGGTTACAAGTCCATCGACGATGAAAAGGCCGATCTTTTGAATAAAATCAATCGCCTGGAAAAGAAGGGGATTCGTTCGGTAGAAAGATTGAATATGCATTCATCCATTCACGACATTCGTGGTGAGGTCAAGCGGATGTCTTACTCGATCGATGTTGACCAGTCTGTCAAGATGCAAAGGCGTATGCTCATCGCCTTTGTGACTGGAATTGAGTTTTTGAACAAGCGCTACAATCCTCTGGACATCCATTTGGACGGGTGGTCTGAGTCGGTGATGGATGGTGTGGATGACTATGATGACGTCTTCGAGGAACTTTACATCAAATATCGTGGCAAGGCGAAGATGGCACCTGAGTTGAAGTTGATGATGATGCTCGGTGGCTCGGCGACAATGTTTCACCTGACCCACTCGATGTTCAAGTCCGCTATGCCCCAGATGAATGATGTTATCAAACAGAATCCCGATCTCATCAAGAATATGATGGCTGCCGTGGCAAACACTGCAGGAAATGCTAGAAATACGAATGTGGATCCTCGTCCTCCGCCTCCGATTGGACGGAGAGAGGTCCAGGGACCGTCGATGGATCTTTCATCACTAATGTCCACCTTTATGAATCCTCAATCCACCACCACCCGCGACGTGGAGGAGATTCGCCCACCAGCAGGACCGTCAAGCGATGGAAGAATAGAAGATGATATCTCTGATATTGTGAGTGTAAATGGTTCCGTCAAGGATGTTGAGGTTTCTGCTCCCAAGAAAAAGAGAGGAAAGAAAGGAAAGACGACCCTTGAACTATAAATAATTTCCTAGTTGATATTAAATAATGGTAGGCTACTGTTCAATTGACGATGCCTACGGAGGACTCCCTTTGGAAACGACCAAGCCATTGCCGGTTCCAAAGAAGGATGATACTACAGATCGATTGGAATTCTACGAAGTTGATGGTGTGATGGATTCGGAGCTGGGTTATATGGTGGTCCTCTTTATGGCAGGCGTCACCGCTCTGGTTCTGAGAGACATTATTCGTGCTTTATCTTGAGGAAATCTTTTGCTGTATTATAACCATGATAGAAAAGCTCTGTTTTCTTGTCGTCATCCATAGAAAAATTAAATGCCTCGCCTTCTTTCATCTTAATGTAGATAGTAGGCTTTTCATAGACCACTCTATTTCTCATAATCGAAGTGATAAAGTGTTGTATGAACTCGACAAACGACCCTATGTGGGGTGATTTATCGATAGAGGGTTCAGGATCCAGTTCTATTGAAACAAGTTCTTCCATGTCCTTTCCTATGAAGGGCGTCAACGGACACGTTTCGAATGCTGCCAGATCCACGTAGCGATGACCCTGGAATACCACGGACTCGAACAAAAATGGAATGCTGATGCTCATGCAGACTGCATGGGACACAGACATGTCAGGATGGGTGTGATGCGAAAAGTAACAACTCTTCTGCAACGTAATGTTGTATGCCGATACGTAAAAGTCCAATCCACACCATTCCTTGAGTTCCTGAAACGTGAAATCTTCTTTCCCAGATAACTCCATACAGATTTTTGTGAACACCTCTTTCCACCTGATTGCTGGAACCAATCCGTAGTTGTTCAAAAGAGACTTTAAATTCAATCGCATCAACTGGTTTACATCGGCGGCCTCTCGGATGATTCTAAAAAGTCTGATGATGTCCCACTTGGCGACCAAACACCCAAATGCCACTATAGATCCTGCAGATGATCCAGCGACGGCTTCTAGGTCATTGAGTTTATCATAATTGTGAAGTGCATAAACTGTACCAAGTATGGCATAAAATCCCATGGCACCGGGTCCAACAACAAGATACTTCATATCCCTTTTTAAAACTCGAGAGGACTTTGTGAGCGAATAACCGCGAATAGAATCCAATAGAGAAAGGTATTTCTCATAATAACGTTTTGTTTGACCGTCATTCCGCTCAATAGAAAGTACATTCCTGATGCGAGATAGACCTCGCTTGGCCGAACCACGAATTTCATAATTCCACGAAGAATTATTATATAAAGGATACCGAACACAGAGGTCATTCCCAGTCGATCTACCAGCCCACCCATGCCCGTGACGGCGGGTGACAGGAAGGCGAAGAGAATGGTTGGAACAATGACCTTTGTACTTGTCACGTCTGGCAATCGATTCATATCTATTGATTGTCAACATTTAATCTAACAATAGTATTCATTTTTACAAAATTCAGAAAACGTAAGCGCCTCAGGCACCATATGATCATAACATTGTTCTCTGTATAACTCCCAGTTATTCCACAACTCGTCACTGTAATAGGCTATCCAATCTTCATACTCATATTCATTTGGATCCACGAAGCCTTCATCTTCCTCATTGTCATATTCCTCAATCACCTGAGGCTCGGAAGCAATTGGAGTATAGTCAAGAAGATTAGAACCCACCATCTTTGGTTACTACTTACTCTTCAGATTTCTTCTTTAACTTAAGTTGAAGGCTTGATGTCTCCTTGGGCTCTAACTTATCCTCAATCTCTTTTACTATCTGGTTGAGACGTTCCTGACCTCCCTCAATGTAATTTGGTAGTTCATCCATTAGGATTTTCTTAGTGATAATGGGCTTCTTAATTGATGTCTTCTGGGTGACCTTGGTTCCGCCACGCGTCTGGACGTCATCGATCTTTTGAGCCTTCATGTATCCACCGATAAACGTCTTCAAACTGGATTCACGCTCTTTAAGCACCTTGATTGCCTTTTGTGCCTCTGTTAATTGAGTCTTGATACCCTCGAGTTCGGCAATCGCCTCCTTGAACTGATCGCTAATCGGCATTCCGTCGGACATGGTTTTGTTAACCAGTGGTGCAATTTCTTTAATTTAAAAACAGTCAGAGTTGTTTCCCTGAATGTTTCTAAAATGTATTAATTTAGATCAATCTAAGCGGTACCCTGACCAAGCTCGAAAGCGGGGCGCATCTGATCCGGGACGATCGTGGACGTGTTGAAGATCGTGACGGGGTCGCGCGGGTTCGGGGGCTCCGACCGGATCTGCTGGTTGGCATTCCGGAGAGCACCGCCGACGGTCTCGGGGTAGCCGATGAGGGCACGGGGGTTCAGGTAGTTCTGACCCTTGAGGATGTCATCGGGAGCGAACTCGCCGAAGTCCTCCTGAGCCGCC